GACGTCCGGCTGAAGCTCCTACTGCGCCGGTTGGCGAAGTAACAGTAGCCAAGCCTTCGCGTGATGAAGCGCAAGCAAAAGCTGCTTATGAGGAAATGACAGCTCCCCGCATGCCTGAAATCTTAGGCGGCGGTAAAATTCCTCCAGCTGCAATAGCTGGCGCGTCTGGATTTGGCGAAACGCTTGCGCCCGGTGTGTTTCCATCTATTGTCTCCGCAGGTGCCCAAACATTGGGTAAAATCGGAGTTCCTGGATATGAAAGATTTGCTGAGCAGCCTCCTCCACAAACACGCGAAGAAGTTGTTAAATTGGGGGAAAAAGCCAGAGAAGAAGCCCCAGTGGCTGGAGCTGTTGGAACGGCAAGTGGCCTTGCGACAGGCATGGCGACACTCCCAGTATTAGCAGCTGGAAAGTCTCCTTGGCTATCTGGTCTCTTAACAGGCGGCGCTTATGGCGCACTTGCGGGCGCTTCTAAAGAAAACGAACTTGCTCCAGCTGTTATGGGCGCTCTTAAAGAGGGCCTTGTGGGCGCAGGAGTTGGCGCTGTTGGCGCTCCCATTCTTGAGCGCACTGCATCAGGTATATCGCGTCTTATTTTTGGTGGGCGTCCAGTCGTTGACGACAAAGGTCAGCTGACAGAAGAAGCCATGCGCATTGCATCAGAAGCTGGCCTTTCTGCTGAGCAAATCAGAACGCTTGCGCCGCAGCTTGTTCAAACATTTGAGCAGCGTGGTCTAACAAAAGAAGCAGCGCGTGAAGCTCCATTCCGTGAGTTTGGCATTGAGCCAAAACGCGGCATGGTTGGCGATGACGTCGAGCAGTTAACGCATGAAGTAAAGCATGGCGATTATGGCCCTGTAGCTGAACAAGCAGCAGAAGCGGCTGGTGAGTTTGCGTTTAAAGGCGCTCCAACTATGAGCGTTCGTGAGGCGGTTGACGCGGCAGTCGCGCGCGGTGAGGCAAATGCTCGTGCGCTAAAACAAAAATATGAGACAGCCTACACTATGGCTGAGATGGCACCTGGTAAATTCTCAAGAGAAGCCATTACAGATGTTGGCGATAGGCTTCTTCAGAATTTAGCTGTCGACGTTAATGCTCAGCATCTTTATCACGATCCGCTTGTTCAGCAGGCCGCACAGCAATTAAACAAAAGCCTTGGCCAAACGATCGAAGGGCCAGGCGGAGTTAAGATCTTATGGCAGAATTTTCCAGCCGTTGAAGGCGGGAGAAAAACGCTTAATGCACTTTTGTCAAAAGCTCAGACGCCAACAGAGAAAGCTGGCGTTCGTCGCATGATTGATGAGTATGATCAGTATATCGAGAACAAGCTTCTTGACGGATCTTTTACCGGCAAGTCAGACGTTATTAATGATTGGCGTAGAGCGCGTAAATTATTCGCGGAATATCAAAGAAAATACGGCGTGAAGAAATCTGGAGAAGATGCCGGTAAGCTGATGAAGGATATCATCGAGCAAAACCGCGATCCTGATAGTATTGCGCGTATGATGTTTAATTTTGCTGGCAGCGGAGACGTAACGGCTAAATCTTCAGCTCTTAAAGTATACAACCAATTACGCCGCGCTCTTGGTCCAAATAGTCCTGAGCTTGACAACATTAAGAAGTCATTTGTTGAACAAATGATGACGCCTGTATTGCGCGAGGGTGAGAAATCAACTCCGGGTCATTTTACGGATACAGCAAAACAGATCGATAACTTCTTACGCGGTAATACTGCTGCTTTTGCTAAAACTGTTCTCACAGATGCTGAGCGATCAACATTGTCTCGCTTTGCTGATGTCATGCGCACAGCTGGCAGGAAACCAGCAGAGTTAACTCCAGAGAAGCTTAGCGCATTTTCTCAAGCGATGTGGTTCTCTGCCCCCGCTGTTGCTGAAATGGTGACAGGTATCGCAAGCCGCGTATTGCCAGAAAATCTTAGAACGCCTTTTCTTCTTGCAGCTGGCGCTTACTCGCGCAAGAAAGGCATGGAAGGATCACAGCTTGCAGCAGAAGCGGCGGCAAATCTCCCCCCACGCAATATTCCTCGCGTCTATCGCTATCCAGAAGTCAGGCCTTTGCTGCCTTTGACTGAACAGGCCCGCGAGCGTGAAGGCCGCGCGACAGGCGGCAAAGTTGGCATGACGGCCAATATGCTTATTCAGGCAGTTGATCGTGCTAAGAATAAGATTAACAATGGAACGAAAGAAATTCTAAAAGCTCCTGACGAACACGTCGTCAAAGCTCTTGAAATCGCCAATCAGCATATCTGAGGTCAGAGAAAATGACGACGACAAATAAGGGTCTTGCAGAACCAACATATAACTCTCTGAACTGGGACGTTCCGCTTAACAACAACTTCACGATCATTGATAATGCTCTTGGCAGCCCAATACCTGTTACCGTTTCTGGATCTACAGGATACGCATTGAGTGCGGCTGAAAGCCAAAATCAGCGCATAGATATTAGTGGCGCAATTAGCGCAAGTGTTAACGTCACAATACCAGACAATACCGGTGGTATGTGGATTGTTACAAATACCACTACAGATAGTAGCGGCGGCCCTTGGACTGTAACAGTTAAAACGGTTAGCGGAACCGGCGTCGCGATTACGCGCGGTTATGCCGCTATGGTTTATAGCACTGGCACATCTGTCATTGGCGGAAATATTTTATTTGCTACGTCAGATCGGTTGTCTATCGCTGGCGGCACAATGATTGGTAACTTAAATCTGCCATCTAACGGCTTAAACGTTGGCACTGGCCAGCTTCAAGTAACCGGCGGCAATGTTACTGCAAGCGGAAGTATTACTGCTACAGGCAACGTCACAGCTTATTCCGATAAAAGATTAAAGGATGATATCCGCACCATCACTGACGCTCTGTCGATCGTCAATCAATTGAGAGGTGTCAGCTATATCAACAAATCAACAAAAGAAGCCGGTATCGGCGTTGTCGCGCAAGAAGTTCAAGATGTATTACCCGCAGTTGTTCACGCTGATGCAGAAGGTCTGCTTCATGTTGCTTATGGGAACATTGTTGGGCTTCTTATCAATGCTATAAAAGAGCTTTCTGCTCGTGTTGACGTCTTGGAGAAATCAAAATGACTATGGTGGCAAGCGGTCAAATAGATCTTGGCGGCACTGCGACTGTTGGAAGCTTAAATCAATCCATACAGCAAGAGTATGGATATGGCACAAATCTTAATGCGTATCGCGGTAAATTATATACCAATGCAGCTGTTACAACTACAACGCCATTTCCAAATACGAGCAATCCAATTTCTATGTCTGTTTTTTATAGCACTAGAAAAATACCTACAGGCTCAGTGACATATACTAACGGCCAAAGCGGAACATTTACGATCCCGCCTTACAATACAATTACCATTACAGTTGCAGGCGCAGGTGGTGGCGGCTCAGGTGGTTATGGAACATCAGGCAATCAAGGCTGCACGGCTGGAGCCGGTGGTGCGGGTAGTGATGGTCAAAATTCATATTTTGATACGACCCCATCTAATGCTTGGTATCGATACGCATCAGGCGGAGGTGGCGGATATCTTGGAAGTGTTGGATCTACGGGGTCAGGAAACGATGGCACACAGGGTGGCGGCGGGGCAGCAGGTGGCGCTGGTAGTCAAGGGCCTTGTGGATATGGGGGAGGCCCGTCGTCCGCCGGTGGTGTTGGAGGTAGAAGCACCATAACTCTATCCAATCCATTATTAAGTGGTGGCGGACCTACGACTGGAAACTCTTATTCTTATTTAGCTGGATATGGCGCAAATACTGCTGGATATGGCGGCGGCGGTGGTGGTGGCGCTGGCAAGGATTATAACTATTACCAAGGTTGTTACAATGCAGGGGGATGTGACGGCGGCGGCGGAGGATCAGGCGGCGTTGGCTATGTCACAATATCCTGGAGCTAAAAATGCATCCCGGAGACATGGAGAAAATCTTCATGTTGCTCCGGGCATTTCTTGCAATATTGATTATTATTTTTACTTTGCGATCTTTAGTTGCATTAATGCATATTATCTTATCTTTTACTGAGTAATTTTTCTAATTGTGATCTTGCTGGAATATAACAAAGATCAGCGTGTTCTTTGCAATATGACCCTCGATTAATTTCTTCGCCGCAATATATTGGCGGCTTGTCAGTATCTTCAGAAACAATAAATCTGCAATTTGTGTAGCCAAGATCAAGTATTGATAAACCATATTCTGGCTTCATAAAATATCCGTTAATGCCAGAAACTTTTGATTGCTCATATTTCTTAGCGCCTTGCTTGGGATATTTGTGAGTATTCTTGCCGATAGCTCTTCCCTCCAGAAGCTCGCCATTGCTCCTGGCTCTATGAATGTAGCCAAGAACAGCTCCTCTTGTTACACCAAGAGCATCAGCGATGTCTCCCCCAGAAAGACCTTTATTCCACATATATAATATTTGCGTTTTTTCGTGCTTGGTTAACATATCTATCTCCTATCTATATCAATCAAAATTAAAGTTTATTACGATCCTATTTGCGTGCGAAGTTGGCGATGTGCTTGCGTGATATATATTACTGTCAAAAACAACAAGCCTATTTGGCTTTGGCGTCACTGTCTGGAAAACTTTAATATCTTTTTTTATGATTTTATAATGATCATAAGACGGGATACCGCATTCTCTGTCATATGTTTCATCATAAATAATCGTGTCGCCATCGCTGTCGTTAACATATAGCAAAGCGGTATGATGCGTATTAGCTTCCATATCTACATGAGGATTATGCACAACAGGATTTGGTGTGACGGGTATAAAGCCTCCTCTTATTCTAACAACATTATTTATATTAATGCCGATATCTGAAACAGCGAATATTAATGCCGTTTCTAACGTCTGAGACAAATATGAATTATGCCTGCCGTTGTCCATAAATAAATGAAAAAAGCTTCCTTGATATATATCCTTACGGTCAACGTCATCAGCTCCATATGCCGTATGCGTTGTATAATACCAAGCCATATTTTGATGATCTGATATTGTATCTTGTATCTTTTTAAATAAAGAAGATGGAAAAGCGTTATCTTTTACTATCGGAGCATTAATCATTTTCTATATTGCTCCAACCGCAGTATTTCCATCACGTCTTCAAAATCAGCTGCATAATGCCTGATACGAAAAATAACGCCCGTCAGCTTCGAGATATCATCATGAAGTCTTTGGCGCTCAGCATCATAGCCTGCGGCGTCAGATTTAATCTTCTCTTGAAGTATTTCTACTTCACCCCGAAGCCGCAGGATCTCTTCTTTGTCTCGCTCTAAAGTGCTCATGCCTTACCTGACAGAATAACACCGCTGCACGTTATCTTTTTGTTGATCACATACTACGGGATAATTAAAGCCATTGGATTTATATCGATATCCATTCGTATCAATTTCGCATCCTGTCAATGCTAAAAAGATAATGACCATAAAGATCAGCGTTAAGGCGATTTTGTCCGCCCTGATGAGGATTGCATTCATGTAGTTCTCCGCTATTGCGGGAGCGTCATGGCTCGCGTGTTGCGCGGACGCGAACTGGCTCCTGGAAATTAGGCACATTGGCCATTTGCATGCGCATCATTGCTATTTGCTCTTTGGCGTCCTGCGTGGTGCTTGTCGCCTCTATGAGCGCGCTCTCAGCCATTACAAGAACAAGTAAAGAAAGGACGGCCAATCCAGCGCCAATCATTATATCATATTTCATCATTATTCAGTAGCCCCGTCTGTATTGGCTACTTGAGCCTGAATAAGCTTAACGGTTTTCAGTATGACCGTAAGATCATAATTCCCGTAAGGGCCAAAATGAGAGGAAATGTAAGGAGGGCGCTGCCAAGCCTCACAAATAGAAAAGCAACGGGCTCTTTCATCTTTTACACCTTTTTCATAGCCTTTTTCATAATCAGTTTGATCAGTCATCTTGTGATCCTCCACCCAAAGCAAAACCAGATTATAGCAAATAATGTGATAATATACACTTCCCCTATTTGATCGAAGTGTTTGTCTATCAAGTCTGCAAAAGTCATGGCGCTTATTTCCTATCAATATCAATAAAAAGGCCGCGACTAGCGCGGCCCTTATTTTTTATTCACCCGGATTTGTAACGATTTCTTCTTCTAGCGCGTCTAGATCTAAAGGGATGCTTTTGGTTCCCTTCTTAACGTTAAATTGCGTCACAGAACCTGGCAAAGAAACGCCGGTAATGCCAACGTCGCTAGGCTTCGTTTTGACGCCAGCAAACTGACCCGCAAACGCCAGGTAATTAATGGCGTCAATATAGTTGTCGTCATAAGTGCGGTTCTCAAGCATGCGACCAAGCTTCACGCAATGCATGACTAGCGCAATATCGTATTCTGTATAAGTTTCCCCAGTCACTGCCGTCGCAATACGCGCGATCTTTTCAAAGCATGTATCAGGCGCGCCGTATTGCTGTGCGCGTTCGTCAATAATTTTGGCGGCGTTTATAAGGGACTGTTTGTGATGCATATCTATCTCCTGATGGTTCATATGTCGTAAATATTTTTACCTTGCCAACGTATCTATGATTAAGCGCGACAGGTCCTCGATTGATATATTCTGATGTATATCGATCCTTGTAATACTCTTCGACGATCACATAATCGTTGTTGTTTAGAGCGATAACAAAATCCTCAAGACTTTTTGATGCCGCGTGCTCTACTTGCATTTGATGAACAAGATTATCCGTGTAAGACGGCATATTCATCGTGATCAAAAAACGCATGTCCATTCCTTACTGTTAAAAGGGTGCGGCGCTGCTTTGCATATAACGCCACACCCTCCAATCAGGCAGCCGATGTCGATCCCTGCCTAATTATTTATCAACCAAAATCGTCTTCATCGCTTGGCGCTCCAACTTTTGTAGAGCCAGTTGATGGAGGCGTTGTTGCCTTTGTCGGCGAACTACGCTCTTTGTGAACGAGATCCTCTGGGCGTGCAACCCAGCTGACAATCTTGAACTTTGGAGCGTAGTTCGTCGACTTCCGGGCCCCCTCACCCGAAGTAATCGCTACCGTATCTTCGAGTTCGACTACCGGAAGCTTTCCAGCGTTGGCAGAA